ATAGGAACTGGTTGTGTTGAAATCCCGTACATATATCGAAAGGCTTGGCAGGTCAACAGAATGGGCGAAAGATATGAAGCCGTTATTGATAGGCGCCCGGGATGCAGCAGTGTTAATTTCTTCGAGATGTTTCCACACCCGGCGAAGTTATGTGTAAACGATGGGTTGCCGTTGATCCGCCGGCAGTTCTGCGATGCGGAGTATTTGAAGGCATTGGCTGAACAGCCCGAGTCTCAGTTTAAGAACTTAAAAGAAGCGTTGCTTACGGAAAGCACGAGGATGGATTCAACGAACTTTCTTGACCACAAGGGAGATCCTCTCGACATCAAGAAGCGCGACGAGTACGAGTTGCTTCACTATTGGGGTCCGTGGGATGAATCGTATACGAAGGATGACAAGCCTGTTACAAGGAAGGCCGTCCCCTACTGGATTACGATAGTAAACAGAAAGGTTAAAGTCCGTGGAATACCTAACCCTTACAATTTCCAGCATCCACCCTTTGCTAGGTTCAATCTTTTTTCGGAATCTAAGCCTTGTTGGTTTGGCGTTGGCATTGGTACTGTTGGTAAACCGACACAAGATAGGCTGAACAAGATTATAAACCAAAGGCTCGACAACGTTGACCTAGTGTTGAACAAACAAGGATTCTACAATGGAGCAGATCCTCTTATCAATGTTAAGAAACTACAGATTTCCAAGCCGGGCCACTGGCATAAAGTATCAGATACTATCAATTCGATCAGGTGGATGGACACTCCTGATGTCACAGCATCGGCTTACAAGGAAGAAGAGCTGGCTAAGGCTGATTATCGTGAAGCCACCGGAGCATCTGCTCCTCTCATGCCAACTGAAAAAAATCAATCAGAAACAGCAGCAGGAATCAATCTCCTCCAAGGGGCTGCTGGGATTCGTTTTCGACCAGTCCTCAAGAAAATGGAAACTGATTTAATCACAGAGGTTTCCATGATGTTTCTTTCCCATCTTCAGCAGTTCATGACATTGCCTGAGTGGATCAAGATTACGTCAAACGATGGGAAGGAATCGCCAGCCTTAATTACACCAGAGCAACTTCAGGCAAAGGTTCAAATCATCCCGACTGGTATTAGCGAGACATTGAACAAGGAAACTCAGATTGGCCAGTTATTGCGATTCAAGGAAGTTTCCGCTAACGACCCGACCATCAATCAGGCTGAACTTAATCGCCGTATCGCTGAATTGATGGGATTCAAGGATATTCACCAGATTATTATACAGCAACAGCCAGTTATGGCTGGGCCAGGTCAGTTATCACCAGAGGAACAGCAGTATATCCAAAAGCGCTTGCAGGAAGGAGCCAGCAGGCAGCAGATTGTATTGGAAATGGCTGGAAATCCTCCTGTTGGTGATGCCTCGGCTGCGCCACCTCAGGGTCCTGGAGGTGTTCCTCGCGGGAATAACAGGCCGCCGGCTATGCGCGGGCAAACGCCTGAGGTTGGTCAACCAGTCCAGAGCCCAATGAGAATGGAGCGTCAATAATGATGGATATACAGGTAGCTAAAGAGTTAAAATCCAGCCTCATGTGGGGTGGCGTTATTGAGGAAATTGATAGGAAGATTTACTTTGAGAGCTTAAAACTCAGGACTTGTACTCCTGAGGAATTACCCGTATTACAGGCGAAATTAGCGGCATACGAAGCGCTAAAGAAACTGCCTGATGATGTGATAGAACGAGAAGAAACCTAATCTGTGTATCGGTTCGCCATACCGTATATGGCGTAAAGGAGAAGCAATATGGTAGAAATCCAACAGGGCGTAACACCTGCTCCCGCCCAAGCAGCCCCGCAGATACCGGCGGCTCCGGTACAACCGCCACCAGCGGCTTCTAAACCTGGTGTTCCGTCTTACGACGTAAAACAAGTTCCGTTGCCAGCTCTACAGGAGGAACGCGACAAACGTCAAGAAGCGCAAAGTCGTGCTCAGGCCTTAGAGCAAGAAGTCGCTGACTTAAGAAGGATAGTTTCTGAGTCTCAACAGTCGCAACAGCATGTTCAACAGCCTATACAGCAACAGCAAGATCCGCGTGCCGAACTTGAGAAGGTTTGGGAAGAGGATCCAAAGAAAGCTGTTAGGATGGAGATTATGTATGCGATGGACTGGCGAGATCGGATTGACTCGTCCTTAGAAGTTCAGGCTGATACTTTAGCTAGGAAATATCCTGATTTCAATAATTACCGAAGCACTGCTCTTGGTCAAGTGCGCAGTTTGCCGCTTAACCAAAGGGGAGGGTATGGTATTTTAGAAGCAGCGTATTTCATGGTGAGAGGTCAGAACGCAGATGTTCTTATCAAGCAGAGAGAAGCTGACCTTCTTGAGAGGTATCGTCGTGGAGATTTAAGCGCTGCTGGGTTGGCTACGCCACCCGGGAGCTTTTCTTCACCGGCACCAACAGAAGGAACGCCTATCAATGAAGAGCAGATGAGAGTGGCTGCGGCGATGGGATTAACCCCGGAACAATACATGAGTGGATTCGCAAGATGACACTCATTTTTACTGATCTTACTAAACGAAATAATATGGCGTTTACTGGGATATTGGAATGTCCTAGGTGTCGTTGGGAACCTAAATACGATGCCAAGAAGCAGGTCTGGAGGGAGATTGGCCGGCAAACACCGACCCGTATCCGATACAGATGTGCACATTGCAATCAATCCCTAATTTACGACATATCAAAATAACTTGAGCTGACAGGAGCTTATTGGCAGCCCCAATCGGTAAACCTGTCTAAAAAGGAGAGTGTAATCATGGCAGCAAAATATAAGTATGATGCAGGCGGTGCCGAGTTAGTTATCAAGGACCTTAAAGCGGTTCCTGGCACCTATCAAGAAGGTCAAGTGTTGGTTGGTGCTGCTGCTGAAGGTGGCGGAGTTCGCTCTGCTGCTGCAGGTATCGCAGCTTCAATCATTGGCGTATGTAATCAGGGTGAGACGCTTCCCATCAGCAATGCATTAAACGTGCATAGCAACAATGGTGCGACTTTATCCGGAACGCAAGCATTGGGAACTCTTGAGAATCTCAAGGTTATCATCAATGCTGAAGCTGTTTACGCCATTGAGTATTCTCAAGCAACACCGCTAGCGTGGGGTGCTGTCGGAGATACAGCCATCGCTTTCCTTTCTGCTGGAGCTGGCTTTGCTAGCTTAGGTGGAGGGTGGTTATGGTCATACAATACTGGTGAGCTGGACTACGTTGTTTCTTCTTCTGTCGGTGCAGGTAGCACAACTGCCGTGACGGTTACGGGAACTGGCGTGACTAGCACATCCGGTATCGTGCTTCAACCGTGCTACCAACTGATCCCGCTTGAGTTAACTGCTGATGCCTTAAACATCGCAGCTAACGCAGACGATGTCGGTGTGGCCGGATCAAACGCTGTGAATGGTGTCATTATCGAGAATCGCATTGAGTCTGCTCTTTATGGCTCTGAGATTCTTGATTGCCGTGTTCACAACCAGAAGGTCCGTTTCATGAACACTAACGCAGCACAAAAGGATAAAACCAAAGCGTTTGCTTATGTGAAGTTTGCACATCTGTTGAGCTAAACGTTTTAACTGAAGGAGAAATCAATGGGCGTAATAGCATCAGAAAACTTCGGCTATCTCCTTGACCCAGGCCTTCGTAAAATCTTCATGGATGAGTACGCTCTCCCTGAAGGTCAGACCGATAACCTGTTCGGTATGGAGAAGTCGAACAAATCCGTCGAGTATGATCTCGGCATCGGCGGTATGGGCGATATGGAGGAGTTCAACGGGAATATTCCGTATGACGACTTCAAACAGCAATACCGTATCAGCTACTCTCACAAGGAGTGGTGCAAAGGTATCAAGATTGAGCGTAAGCTCGTCGACGATGACCTGTATTCGATCATCAACAAAAGACCGGCTCAGTTGGCGTTGGTTGCAAAACGAACCCGTGAAAAACACGGTTCTTCTGTTTTCAACAATGCTTTCAACACTAGCGTTTTCGCTGGTGGAGATGGTCTTGCATTGTGTGCTTCTGCTCACACCCGTGTTGGAACGGTTACAACGAATAGCAACTTGGGCAGCACAGCTTTATCTGCTACGGCAGTTGAAGCGACCCGCTTGGCTATGCGTGCACTTACGGATGAAACGGATAACCTCCTTATCAGCCGTGTAGACACGTTGTTGGTTCCGCCAGCATTGGAAGAGCAAGCATGGGAAATCGTGAATGCGACCGGTAAGATGGACACAGCAGATAACAACCCGAACTTTAACAAGGGTAAGTATAAGATTATCGTTTGGGATTACCTGTCTGATTCTAACAACTGGTTTGCTATCGATTCCAAGATGGCGAAGATGTATCTGAAGTGGTTTAACCGTATTCCCACTGAGTTCAATAAGGACAAGGATTTCGATACTTACATATCGAAATGGTCTGTCTATACTCGCTACAGCTACGGCTTCAGCGATTGGACCTGGATATTCGGTCACAACGTTGCTTAACTGATTGTGGGGCCCAACTACTAATCAACTACTAATTAGTACAAGATTGGTAGTTGGGATTCCTGCTCTCTAATAGGAGGGTGCAATCATGGGTTATACACATAATGACAAAGTCAGTGGTATCAACGGTCTTGCCGTCGGACCAAAGGGTTCCGAGATAGTGGTTGCCAGTGCTACTGGTGCTCTCTATCAGCAAGGTGTTGTCATCACGGCTTCCGCAGCAGAAATCAATGCCATCTCAGGTGGCGGGCTCAGTGCAGCTGAGCTTGGTATCCTGAATGGTGCTACCGTTACCACAGCAGAACTCAACGTCCTAGATGCCTCGGCTAATACCGAGACGATTCTTGTTGCAGGGGCTATCAACCCAGCGACGAGGATTACTTACCTAAGTGCAGCTTCTGGTGCTTATGCCGTTACATTGGCAGTTCCCAGTGCGGCTATGCTTGGGCAGGTCAAGGTCATTGAGATGACTGTTGCCGGGAACAACATCACGTTGGCATTAACCAATGTGCAGGGCGGAACAGCAGGAACAACAGCAACATTTAATGCTGTTAATGAAACGCTTGTTCTTGTGGCAGGTTCCTTAAAATGGAACGTTGTCGGAGAATCAGGTGTAACACTTACTTAATGTTAGGGCGGGGCGGCTCATCTTTCACCCCCGCCTTAACAAATCCTAAGGAGGAAGATAATGATTAGAGCAATGAAGAAGAAACAAGTTTTGAGTGTAACAGAGATCGAAAACCTTAAGAGCGAGAAAGCCGAACTCGTCGGTGCTCTAAAGGAAGCAGAAGGTTACGGATTGGGAACATCAGGGGAACAGATTGACAAGGCAAAGATACAAGCGGAGATAAGGCATTACGATAATGAGATCGAAGCCGGAACTCCAGGTAGATTGGCCGGGAAGACAAAAGACAGCCTTTATCGAGAAGAGCGTGAACTTGAAGAAAGGTTTGTCGTAGGTCTTCCGACGAGGTATGAGATGAATCACCCGGGCAAGTGTCCTGGCGCGGTAAGAAAGCATCTACACTGGCTGGCTCAGAACGAGAAGCCTGGATATGTTGCTCGGTACATGGTCATTCAGAGAACGCTAAGACCAGGCGAAGAAAAGAGCATTGAAGCACTAAGAAAGGATAAGTAATGGCTAACTCAGTTACCACGAACCCTTTAATTCTAGATACAGCAGGAGCTATCCTCACCACTCCTACGCACATCAAAGCAATAAGAGTTCAGTTTTCCGCAGACGAAGATGATATTGTCCTATCCGACAGGGGTGGGCATGTTATCTTTTCTGCTAAAGGTGGGGATGTTTCCGTTAACGGATATAACGACAGCATCACTATTCCGGGCGGAATAAAGTGTGATGGCTTAACCGTAACAACGATAGACGGAACATCGAAGGCGTATGTCTATTTGAAATAGGAGCGCACGATGGAAATGTCTGAAGGAAAAATACTGAACAAAGAAGAGGTCAATTACAGACAGCACGAAAAGTGCAACACCTGTAATTACTTCTATTATCCAAACATGTGTGAGATCGTTAAGGGGAATATCTCTCAAGATGCTGTATGCGATAGGTGGGAGATTAAACCCAAGAAAGAGCCCATGGATGGAGCCAGCTACATGGCCGAATATACAAAAGCCAAGGCTAAGGATAGTGAATGAGTTGGCATAGGGAAGATCATACAGTAGCTATCTCCGGGGGTGCAGGCTCTTTTGAGAGTGACCACCCCTGGAGAGGTCTTTTGTGGAACCTGATTGTAGAGCCTACGAGCCCTGCGAATAAGTATGCTTTGGTTATTACTGACATTAAAGGAGATTCTGTTATTTCCTATGGCACAGTTAATCCTCAAGTCGGAAACTTAAACTCTGCTCTTGAGATGCCTGTCCTTGGGAAATACACGTTTACATTCAGCGGAGCTACTATCGACGAGGACATAAGAGTAAGAACTATTTGCAATGATACGGTGAATTACTAATGAGTGATGTTGAGAATAGCTGGGGGAATAAGAGCGATACAGACGCGGTGGTCACGGGAAATGTTAACGCAACCATAGAGGGAGTTGCGTTAATATCCTACGTCACCGGAGAGTCTGCTACAAATGTGCCGGCCATAACGAAGACAACAATCCTTACGGCTACCTACTCCGCATCGTTCAACAACATTGCTTTGATAAGCTGTTCCGGACAAGATTATGCAAAGTTTTACTTAACTGTTAATTCTACCGATATAGATATTAGACGCTCTGGACCATCAAGGAACCTTGATTTTGATTTCAAGTCTAACCCTTTGGGTCTTAAGCTCGGTGATATCGTTGACATAAAGGTTGAACATTTCTTTACAGCAGAGTTGCTGGATTTTGAAGCAACAATATATGGATACGCATAATGGGTGACTTAGCAGTATATAGGCAACGAAACGACCTTGCCAAACCAAATGTAAGAGTTCAGAAGCTTTGGCTAGAGCAGCAGATCGCTGAGAAGAAAGCACGGGTTCAGCGTTTGCAAACTGACGCATTTGAGATTATGGAAGGCCGGTTAAAAGGTATTCAGGCAGACATCATCATGGCAGAGAGAGATGTCCTTGCTTTAACTCAAACTCTTGATGATCTGGAGCGTCGCTATGAAGGACAAGACGACGCAGAGATCATCGACATAAGCAAGGAGAAATCAAATGGCTGATGGAATCTTTCCAAGTCTAGTATCAAAGAGCAGAGATGTAAACGCAGTAGCAAATCCTATCTTTGTGGAGTTATCCGACGGAACAGCAGCCGTTGGCGTAACAAGCGGTTCATTGGATGTCAATGTCGCTAATTCCAGTATCGCTGTCACAGGCACGTTCTACCGTGATTTAGTGGCTGGTGTTGGAGCAGGTGAGGACAATGTCCTTATCTTCGCTAACACTAATAAGGATGGAAGCGGAACCGATTATGTTCCGTTGGTGGACTCTGATGGTAATTTGCAGGTGGACGTGTTGGACATGCCGAACTTGACACTTGCCAATGATGCTGTTCAGGTCAGTGCTAATGGCACGGCTAACTCGATAAGCAACCCGATATACGTCTATGTGACTTCTGACGTTGTCCTAACGAATGAAATCCACGATTATGATACAAGCGTTAACGTTGCTGTTGACACTGCCGATGACCACGATTATCTAGTCCCGTCGGGAACATTCTTGCTAAAGTCTGTCATCGTATCTGCGTCTGGTAACGTGAAGTTTGAAGTTAAGGTTGGTCCAGCGGCAACTCTTGTTACAAAAGCCGTTGGGTTCTTAAACGGGCGTCAAGGAGATACACGGCAGCTCTTTTTTGATCCTGCTATCGAGGTTCCTACGGCTTCAACTGGAACAGTTCGTATTTCACGGACGAATCGTCAAGGTGCGACTATGGACGTCTATTCGACGATCATAGGTAAACTATTATAAGGAGGATGCTAAGTGAAGAAGAAAAAAGGTAAAGGCGGTAAGAAGTGCTAAAAGCTAAAGACCGAGGGTTGTCTAGAACCCGAAAGGGAAATAAGGCAAGCCTTCACAAAGAGGCAGGGCTCTTGGTCTTCTTGCTTATT